GAACATATAGGAGTCAATAGCTGCAGCCTTCATCTTTATGTCGAACCATCGGGGGGACACCGCCTTCCAGGGGGCAACCCCGCTCAACCCGGTATACATCTCAGGAAGACCACCTTCATCAGAGTCTGTTCCAGACTTGACTCCGTTCTCAGCAAGCGTGTAGAAGAAGTTGTCATACATTTTCGACAACTCTTCAAGCACAACTTTTGACCTGGAGGCTAGGGTTCGTACTGCCTCCGACTCTAGCTCCGCTTCCACGTAGCTTGAGATCTCCTTCATCGCCCCGCTGAAGCTATATTGCATACACGATCTGAACCCCAAGCGACTCCACTACCCGCTTGACGATCTTGTCCCCGACTTTGTCATCCACCAAAACTCCACTTCCAGCGATGAAGCGGTACTCAGTTCCGGAAAGCCCTTCAACCTTGAGTTCCGATGGGGTGTCGAAGTTGACGTAGAGGTCTCCCATGCTCTGGTACGCAATATCACGCACCACCCGAGCCACAGGGTCTTCTACCTTGACCGGGCGGCTCCACGCAAGCTTGTCCTTGGCATACGAAGCCTTGAAGGTGGTAGCCCAGTCGAAGTCATCGGGATGCTCCAGAAGGATGATGTGTTCACCACCGGGGGTTGAGATCACATCTCCCGCTGCGATGAAGCTTGGGCGGCGAACATGAAGCACCCGGTATGGGGCTTTTTCCTTGGACGTCACGAGACCAGAGGTGGTCAAGTGCCCTCGGAACTTGGCCCCGTCCAGCCTGGTGTAGACCTTGAACAGTCCAGCGGTGAGTTTAGGCATTCGTGACCGGATCGGTTGGCAGACTCAGGACGAGGATCGGGGTCGGGGTGCCCCCTCCGGCCACCGATGCCGCCTCCTGAAGTTTGTTCATGACGATGCTGAATTCGGACATGATCCCAGCCATGACTCGTTCCCAGTCGATGTTCGCCCGGATCTGGTTTGCGTTGTTCAGGTCCTCCTGCTTGAGGGCTCGAACAGGCAGGGATGGGCCAACTTGCTGCGCCGCCATGAGGATAATCGCCCTGTTAGCCCACCATGAGGTAGCCGTAGCGGTCAAAGACGTCGCCATGGCCTCAGGATAGTCCTCCTTGAGGAGATAGAAGGCTCCCCGTAGGTCGATATCGGAATCGGGCAATTCAAGCTCCCTGACCCCGAATAGCGACCGTACCTCGGCCTCGTTGGCAGAGATGGGTAGGAAGGGTCCCAGCTTATAGACCTGTTCGGAGACAAGCGGCTTACCCTCGTACTTGAAATCCACCCGAGCGTACCGCGTCTCGAAGTCCACAGCCCCGATCACGTTCACCGCTTGCGGGACGCTGTAGAGCATCGTGGAGACGGTGACATCCGCCAAGGCCAGGCTGTCGTACCCACTGATCACAGTCCCCGCATTATTCCGCAGGGTTAGGAAGATACTTCCAGCATCTGGCACGACGAACTCCCCATCGCTGAGAAACTCAACGTACAGGGAGGAAGCCTTGTTGTCGAGGTGCCAGTCCATGGCTTACTTCTTCTTCGGAGCGGGGATGGGAGCAGGGGTAGGCTCAGGAGTCGGGATCGGGGTTGGCACGGGGGTGGGCGCAGGCGGGGGCTCGTCCACTTCCGGAGCCGGATAGGCCGACTCGAAGCTCTGCACGGCCAGTGCCTCGTCACGCTCACTGCCCTTCCAGAAGTCCAGGAACTGGTCGTCTGTCATCGAATCCGGAACATTCGCCGCCACCAGAACCAACTGTCCGGAGGCCACACGGCTCTGGATGAAGGCGGTGTAGGTGACAACGCTGGGGCGGCTGGGGTGGACCACTTCGAAATGGTCAAGGACCATCATGCTGGGGGTTGAGGGTTTGACAATGCACTTCATGAGGCCTCCGGGTAGATGGCGGATAGTATAAAAGAAAAAGGCTCCCTAGGGAGCCTTTTCGTTGGGACCAGAAGCCGAAGCTTAGGCCGGGTTGGTGTCCAGAATGAACCGGGTGTCGGCGTAGGCCAGCTTGAAGCCGCTGCTCTCGCTGCGAACGTAGGTGATGGCCTGGTTGGTGATCGAGCGCTCGTTCTCGCTGATGCTGGAACCGGCTTCCACCAGTTCTTCCAGCGTCTCGGCCCGGTTGAAGCCCAGCAGCTTGTTGGCAGGCATCGAGCTTGCCAGAGCGAAGGTAGCGTTACCACCCAGCAGCGGGATGTTCACGTTCAGGCCAGCAGCCCCCGCAGCCATCATTTCCTTGATGTCGGACTGGGCACCACGGTTCAACGTCGGCAGGTACATGAACAGCAGTTCGAGGTACATATCAATGTTGCCAGCGACGGTGTCGATGGGGGTACCGAGTGCGGCCTTCTTGGCAAGCCAGGTCGAGATCGCCTTGTACTGGCCGGAGACTGGAGTCGTATCCTTGTCCACACCGCCGAAGGTCACGATGGACTCGACAGGAGCGGCAGCGTTCACGCCGTCACCGTTGATCATCACCGAGACCGCGGCACGCACCTTGGACAGTTCCAGTTCACGGGCCACACGGGCTGCAAACGGGGTCATGATGTCCAGCGAAGCGCGGCGCTCGAACTCGTAGGAGGTGCGAACACCGGAGCCATGCTTGAAGATGCCGACGCTAGACTGCGAGGTGCGGATCGTGCGAACCGGAATCCTACCGAATTCGGCAACGGTCGAGGTCCCACGCGATGCCGTATCGTCTTCCACCACCGTCGAGATCAGTTCCGTACCAGAGATGGTGCGGGACTGGGACACGAACGGAGCGATGGTTTCGATCTGGTCTTGACGGGTCTTCCAGCGCAACATCTGGTCGATCACTTCGGGGAACATGGCGCGGGTGCCCGGGTACTTCTGGAACGTGTCCGAAGCAGCCTGGAGGAACACGCCGTGTTCGAAGTTGTCACGGAACGGCAGGCCGAGGTACAGCAGGCTGGCCTCGAAACCGTTGAGCAGCTTGTCGCCGCCTTGGGCATAGCGACCGACGTCTTCGGCTTGGGTGCAGTCCACCGCCAGCTTCAGGTAGTCCTGCATGGACAGGCCCGAGTCCTTGGCATCGCTGACAAGGCGTTCGGCGGCGCTGCGGGATTCACCGGCATTGGCGCTCATCAGGCCAGCCAGAAGAATGGCCGGTGCGACACGCTTGATGGTGGAGAGATTTTTCACGTTTGTTCTCCAGAGTTGTTGGTGGCGGATCAGTCGAAGACCACGGTCACGGTGACAGCCGTGAGGTTGACTTCAACAACGATGTTGTTGACCACGGTAGCACCAGCGGTCTTCACCTTGCCAGCCGTCGCGGAGCCCACGACGCCAGCGCCCAGAGCGGGAGCAGTGCCGGTGTATTCCCAGACGAACACGCCCTTGCGGTAGATCGCGCCGACCACCACGCCTTCTTGCACGCGGTTTTCGTAGCTTGCCAACGCGCCCAGAACGACAGCAGCGTCCGTGGTCAGTTTGGCACTGTTGGCGACCCCGGTGTCTTGGGTCATCGCCTTGCCGACGTCAGCGGCGGCGATGGTGCCGGTCAGGTTCCAGGTGTAGCCATATTCGTCATCGACGATGCCTCGGAGGGATACGCCCTCACCAATGATTGCGGACATTTAGACCTCCGTTTACTTCGTGGAAAAAGAAGAGGCGTGGCTTCGGGAAGCCACGACACTCGCACTGTTGCCGGACCCGGCAGTGGGATCTTCCGAGCGCCCACCAGCAGGGATGCTGGCCGACAACTTCGTCCGATTGGTGGAGATCGACGCCTTCAACTCATCGAGAGTGGCATCGGTCTTGAGTTTGGCTTCGCCGGAGGCCACGCACAGGCGGTCGGCCTCTTCACGAACGAAGGAGAAGGCCGCATCGCGTTCTGCGGTAACCTTGACCAGATCACCGGCCTTCAGGGCGGTGTTTTCGGTGGTCAGGGCATCGACTTTGGCAGTCAATTCCGTGACAGAGGTCTTGGCGGCAGTGGCGGTCGCGGTCAGCGTCCCCAGTTCCGTATCCTTGGTCAGCAGCGCGGCCTTCGTGGTGGTCAGGTCCTTGATCAGTTCGGTCATGTCCATGGCGTCAGTCTCCTTGGGGAGGGTTGCAGTTGCGAAAAGTGTCGTCACGGAAGGGTCGATCCCTGACGCAGCCAGCGCAGTATATCCGTCATTTCCCAGAAGTGACTTCGTCCGTGCAACTATTTTTGCACCTTGGGCCGCTCCGAGAGACACAAGAGACTGCTCCATCCACTGGTCAAGACCGTTGCAGACAACGTGGACACCGTCCACGCCAATCTGATGCTCGTTGGCACACATACGGTCATAGAAGTTCGTCATGGTGGCATCAGGCCCCATGTAGTCCCATCCGCACTGCGAACAGTTCAGGTGCTTGTAACGGACCCCGACAGAGACCTCATCAATCGACCCAGCTTCCAACTTTCCGACCAGTTCGGTTTCGTTGTTCCCGATGAAGAATAGGGAACGAACCTGGCCCACGCCGTTCGCGTCTTGCATGAACTCAGCATGGAAGACCTTGCCTACGGGGAGCCCATACCCTTGATCATGAAGCGTGTGAACCGGCACGTGGCGAGGCATCGGGCGGGTGGCAACAGCCGCTGCCATTTCCCGAAGTGTGTTCTCGGGGTGAGTCGCCCCGTCGAAGATGTTGTTTTTCTTCACGGGCAAACCCGTGATCGACACCGACTCGTAGACACTGACCGTATTCGGGTCGGTGGCACCGTCAGTCGCAGACGCAATCAGGTCCGCGATCTTCTTGGTGACTTCGAGTTTCTTTGCCATGGTAGGTCCCGATGATAAGTGGTGTGAGAGGTGTCTGCAACGATTTATTTTGGTTTGGAAGCACTGGCAGGCTTCGTCTTATTGTCCCGTGACCCTCCGTTCCCTCCAGGTGCTGACGCAGCCCTACCTACTGGGTCTCCGTTCGGGCTCAGTGCCCCAGTATCGACCCCCGCCGTTTGCTTGGCATTGAAGTTGGTTCCGGACAACTGCGGAGTGCCCTCGGGAGGCAAACGGTTGTAGACCATCAGATGGTACTCAGAGTCAGAAATCAGGCCAAGGGCCAAGTCATCTTTCAAACGCTGGGAGCGAACCAGAAGTTGGGTCTCAAGCTCTGTGGTACTCCGCATCTCAACGTCTTGGAACTTGCACTCCACGTAGCTCTCGGAGCCCGTGAAGCGAAGCGCCATGGTCAGCACCTGAGACAGGAAGTCGGCCACCGGAGTGTTCAGGGCCTGGGCATTCAGGGAGAAGACCCGGGCCTCGACCGAGGCGGTATTCACACCGCTCTCGCCGCGACCGATGATGGTCGCCATGGTCTTCAAACCGGCTTGGTTCTGAGC